AAATATGAATAAAGCAATAAGTACAGGTAATCTTTACGGATTAGCTGCTTATACTGGAAATGGTAATAGTCAAATTAGTCAATACGGTTACATGAGTGATATTGACAATACTCAACAATTAGGTTCTAACTCTTCCCCACGCGTATCTTTAAACCTTACAGCTGCAATGATTGATACGTTGGTTGCAAAGCTAGCAGGTATGAGTATAACACCTAAAGCAATTACAAATAAAGGTAATGCTAGCGGTCGTAAATTAGCTAATGATTTAAATGATATAATCCAAGGTATTGATAATAAATATAAAATTAAACACTTAGTTAATTTAGCTAAACGTGACGCTATGATTAATAAAGTTGGTTATATTAAAGTAGTTCCAGAGAATAAAAAAGCTGGAGTAGATTTAAAAGTAGAGCGCGTATATTCCAATGAAGTTATTATAGATCCATCAGATGGATATTATAATGACCCATATAAGATGATACACCGTAAAGTTATTCCTAAATCTGTTGCAATTAAACTATTTCCTAAATTTAAACAACAAATTGAAGATTGCCAAGTTATTGAAGTTAGACAAGCTCAAAACACAATGACTTATACACCATCTATTATGATAGCTGAAGCATGGTGTAAGAATTCTTACCTTAAAAATGGTAGACACGTTATAGCTATTGAAAATCATACGTTGGTTGATGAAGACTATGATAAAGATTATTTTCCTATAGTTAAATTAGATTATAATGAGCCTGTAATTGGATGGCTTGGACAATCAGTTGTTGAAGAACTTTCTCCATTACAAAAAGAAGTAGATAGAATACTTGCAACAATGCAAGCTATTATGAAATTAGTATCTATTCCACGTATATTTTATGATGTAAACTCAATGATGAATCCAGACCACTTTACTAATAAAGTTGGTTTAATGATTGGTATGGATTTAAAAAATGGTGTAGCCCCTATCATACATAATGGTTCAGGTATGCCACCAGAACTTATGACTCAATTAGAGTTTGTAGTGTCACAAATGTATAGTAGGTGTGGTCTTACTCAAACTGATACTCAAGGCCAACAACCACAAGGTATTGAATCTGGAGAAGCTTTAAAGACTTTAGGTAATGTAGCTGCGGAAAGATGGCAATTACTTAAAAAGAATTATGAGCAAGACCATATTAATGTTATTGAAGTTATCTTAAAAGAGATGAGTGAGCAAAGTATCACAATCAATACATTAGATAAAAAGATTGGTCTTAAACAAATCTCATCCAAAGTTATTCCTAAAGATTTTGATTCATTTGTATTACAAGTATTGCCAGTATCCTCATTACCTTCTGACCCAGTTGGTAAAATTGATACAGTTGAACGTTGGGTAAAAAATGGATGGGTTGATAAAGAGTCAGCTGCAGAATTATTACAAATGCCAGACCTTGAAGCATATACTGCACTTAAATTAGCACCTAGAGACTTTATAGATTTATCTATTGAAGAGATGATTGATTCTGGTGAATATATTGCCCCTGAGCCATATGATAACTTAGATTACGCATTAACAACAGCATTACAAAACTATTCATGGGAAAAGATGAATGGTAAAGATGAAACAAAATTAAAATTACTTAGACGCTATATGAATGACTGTCAACGTTTAATCAGTCAAATAAAGCTGCCACAACAACCGCAAGCACAAGGAGCCAATAATGCCAGCGGAAATAACAACCCAAGTTTCCCAAACGGAAGTCCAACCAACAAATGAAGTTGTAAAGACTGAAGTTGCCCCAGTAGTAGAAGATAAGTTCAAGGAGAATTTTGAACGTATAGCAAAGCAAGAAAAGTTTCAAGCTGAGCAACGTAAAAGATTAGAAGCTGAACGTTTATCTCTTGACCAAGAACGTGCTGAATTAGCAGAATACAAGAAAATAAAAGCACTTAAGTCAGAAGATCCACTTAAAGTATTAGAAACTTTAGGCTTGTCTCTTGATGAAGTTGTTAAAGCTGCTAATAGTCCACGTAATATAGACCCTGTAGCTAAGAAAGCTTTAGAAGCTGTTGAAAAATTACAAGCTGAATTAGCTGAAGAGCGCGATAAAGCGCATAAACAAAAGCTTACTAAAGTTGAACAAGAGCTTACTGCTAATATTCAAGCTGAAATTAAAGCTGGTGAATATGATTTAATAGAACAATTACAATTAAGTCATACTGTTAGAGAGTATATGGAAGAAATATACAATAAAACAGGTGAAATCACTGATATTAAAGACGCTTGTGCGTATGTTAACACATATTTAGCTGATAATATTAAAAAAGTTTTAAATAGTAAGTGGTTAAAAGAAGCTGAAAAGAAAATTGAAGAAGTTAAAGAAGTTGAACCTGTTGTAAAGACTACATTAACTAATAAAATGACTTCAGAAGCACCAAAGACTAAAAAACTTATGACAGACGCAGAAAGAATGCAAGAAGCTATTAAAGCATTAAGTCAATCACGCTAAGGGGATTAAATGTTAAAGATTATATTAAGTTGTTTAATTGGATTAAGTTCTATTGTAGCAACTGCTAAAGAAAATATTGTATTAACTGCTAAAGAAAATATTGTATTAACTGAAACTAATCACGCTTCGTTGGTTGGAGAAGTTAATAGGGGATCAGTAGATAAAGCTATATTACAATTAAGAAGCTTAGATTCAAGTAAAACAAGATATCTTTATATTAATTCTCCAGGTGGTGAAGTTGTAAACGGTTTAAGATTAATTAATTATCTAAGAAGTGCTGAAGGTAAAGGAATTACCTGTATAGCTAGCATGGCTATGAGTATGGGTTTTGTATCATTACAATCTTGTGAAAAAAGATTAGTTATTGATAATGCTATGCTTATGAGCCATGGTATTGCTAGCGGTATGCAAGGGTATGTTAAACAGATTGAATCTGAATTAAGATTTGCTAAAGGTTTAGAAATGCTATTACAAATAATAGAGTCTAGACGTATTGGCATTACAATAGAAGAATTACATAAACGTCAAAATGCTGAATGGTGGATTATTGGAAGTACTGAAGCTATTAAAGTAAATGCTGCTGATGATGTAACTGATGTAAGTTGTGATAAAGAATTAAGTAAAGTGATTGAGGATACTGTAGAAGGTGTAAAGACTTCTATTACAAAGTGTCCTATATAGGGGGCTTAGTGCTAACGGGAACACACGGCATTTGCATTGCTGAATTGAGAGTTCGATTCTCTCAGCCTCCACCATATTAAACTGAACTAGTGTATTATTATACTAGTTCTTTTTTTTATTGATATTTTATTTTAGAAAAGACTCTTATAAAGGTTTACCACTCCCCCCGCTGACCAGTCAGTCAAATTATGTATTCATACATTAGTACAAAACATTATACTTATTGTTGTGGCAGTTGAAACCACTTTCAACTTGTTCAATAAAAAGTTAAGTGCGATTTATTTATCTTACATACACCACAATAAATAAAATTTAAACACGTATTAGTCAATTAAGCGATTTTTTGAACCTAAACCTTGATTTAACGCCAAAACTTTAATGCAATTTTGTTAACTTTTTTAAAAACTCAATCTCAAAATTTTTTATTTTTTATATTCTTCTCTGTACAACATTATTATTAATAATAATCTTAAACTTTATATATAGAGAATTATAAAATAATATAGTTATAAAATTATATGGGATGTACTATCAAATTAGTACAAGATTGTTAAAATGCTATTGTTTATAATTAACCCGACGAATGGGTTATGATTTATTGTTAATCGGGTGATTACATAAGTCCCCTATCACAGCCTTAAAGTGATTAGTGTACGAAGCAGGTAAAGAAAACCGTTTCTTAAACTTATAAGTGCCCTTACATGGTAACCAATCCGATGTATCGCCACAATCATTACAAGGTGTCATTAAAATGGCTTTAGATCAAACATCCTTTGCAGCTGCACTCAAAACTTTATATCCAGCTGAAGCAATCAAAAACTTAGTATACAAAAATAACCCTTTATTTGCATTAATAGCGAAAGATGAAACTTTTTATGGTGACTCTTCAAAAGAGCCAATTATCATTGGTACACCACAAAACCGTTCTAACACTTTTTCTAACGCAAACGTTACTACAACTAACTCCCAATTAAGAGCTTTCTTATTAACAAGAAAAGCTAACTATTCTATGGCTTCTATCGCTAATGAAACTCTTGAGTCTTCTGATAGTGATAAAGGTGCATTTATTAAAGCTGTTCGTTTTGAAATTGACCAAGCTTTATTAGCTCTTACTCGTTCTATCGCTATACAATTATACCGCTCTGGTACTGGTACAGTTGGTCAATTATCTTCTGGTTCAGTTGCTGGGACAACTTTAACATTATTAAACGCTGAAATGTCAACAAACCTTGAAATTGGTCAATCTATTGCATTTTCCGCAACTGATGGTGGAGCTGCTAAATCTGGTACAGCTTTCGTAGTTGCTATTGACCGCGCAGCTGGTACTTTCAGTATTTCTGCAACTTTTGGTGGAGCTGCTACTGCTGGTACTACTGTTGTTGCAACTCTTGCTGCTTCTGACTTTATTTATCAATCCGCTGGTGACGTGAACGCCGCTATCTCTGGATTACAAGCATGGCTTGCTGGTTCTGATGCAACTTCTACAACTTTCTTTGGTATTGACCGTACTGCAGATAAAGTTCGTCTTGCTGGTGTTAAATATGATGGTTCCGCTCAAACTATTGAAGAAGCATTGATTGATGCTGCTGGTTTAGTTGCTCGTGAAGGTGGACGCCCAGATATGGCATTCGTATCTTTCAAAGACTATAGAAACTTAGTAAAAGCTCTTGGATCAAAAGTTCAATACGTTGATGTTAACGTTAGCGAAGCTGATGTTGCAATTGGATTTACTGGTATTATGATTAACGGTGCAAACACTGTTATTAAAGTTGTTCCAGACCAAAACTGTCCAGTTGGTGTAGGTTTCTTGTTACAAATGGATACATGGAAACTTAAATCACTTGGTGAAGCTGTTCGTTTATTTAACGCTGACGGATTAACTATGATTCGTGACGCTTCTTCTGACTCTTTACTTGTTCGTTGTTTCTCATACGCACAATTAAGCTGTCGTGCTCCTGGATTCAATGCCAGAGTTTTATTACCAGCTTAATAGTTGGTTGATTTAGGGGTTTAAATTGATTTTAAGCCCCATTTTTTAATCGAGGCGACTTACCCATCATATGGTATGTTTGGATAGTGCAAATCGAATTTAAATAGGTATATTACAAATGGCAAATCGTCAGTTTCAACAATACAGCTACCAACTTGAAAAAGGTGTAGTTACATTGTATGTAAGAGTAAACATCGGGGCTACTGGTGCACCAACTCTTGTTACAACTTCAACTAGTGGTAACCCTTCAAATGGTATCGCTACAATTTCTCGTTCGTCTGCTGGAAAATATGTTATCACTTTTGGTAACGTAGGTTCTACACAAACAAACTTAGATACTTACCAAAGACTTCTTTGGGCACAAGCAAACGTAATAGCTTCTACAATTTCAACTGTTGTTTCTACACAAATTTCTGTTGAATCTGTTACATCTGCGTCTGCACCATCTATTACTATTCAATGTTTAGCTGCTGCTGGTACTGCTGTTGACCCAAACAACGGTGACGTATTGTTAATTAAAATAGCTCTTAAGAACGCTACAGTTTAATATTTAAACCACACTTATACTCATAGGTGTGGTTTTTACTAAAAATTTAAACTCATAGGTAATACAATGATTACAGGTAGAATGATTGCAGCTCAAAAATTAAATGAGCCAGCACAAAAAAAGATGTTAAGTGAAGCACCTAATAGTATTGACCGCTCAGACATTAAAGAACAACTGACAGAAATAGACGACGTAATGTGGGGGCACATAAAAACTGCGGTTGATAAAGATGACCGTAATATGGTTTGGAAAGTTATGCACCCATTATTAAAAATGAAAAATGACGCGTCTGATGTTGAATCAGATATTAAACAATTGAGTAAACGTTCAACTAGTATGCAAGGGTAATTTATGCTTATTACGGTTCAGACTATTGTAGATACAGCGATAGATTTAGCCGATATGCGTAATTCACAGTTTGTTGACCAATCTGGAACCGCTGGGACTGAATTGATTAGATACGTAAATTTAGCTTATCGTGATTTATATAATCAAATAGTTCAAACAAATGAACATTATTTTAGTACTACTTCAACTATATCAGTTACAAGTGGTACAGATTCATATGCTCTACCAGCTGATTTTTATAAATTAGATGGTGTAGATTTACAAGTTGACGCATTAAGTGGAAGATACTTAACATTGCGTCCGTTTATGTTTGCAGAAAGAAATAAATTTAGAAGTGGTTTAGCATTTAGTAACTCTCCATATGGACAAGTTTTTAAATATTTACTAGCTGGTTCTAATATTAGATTTTTACCAATCCCCTCTCAAAATTCAACTGTACAATTATGGTATACGCCTAACCCAACTGTAGTATCATCTTTTACTGATTCATTACAGGTTGTTGTTGGTGGCGATGAGTATATGAGTCTTTATATAGCGTGTGCTATGCTTATTAAAGAAGAATCTGATTGTACTGAATTAAATAATAAACGTCAAGAAGTCTTAGCACAACTTAAAACCGCATTACGTAATCGCGACGAAGGTGCACCAAAATATATTACAGATGAGTCATCAATCAATGCAGGGGCTTTATATCCATTTAGAGGATATGACTAATGATTCCTTATAGTTCTGTTAATAGTGATAACCCAGAGGTTAGGGTATTAGACCAAAGATTATTGGCAATATTTAACAGTATTATAAAAAACCCTTTGTTAAATAGTCCTACAATAGTTAAATCAATATTATTAACTAGTGGGGTTGATACATTAGTAAATCATGGACTTAATCGCGTTGTTACTGGGTGGATTGTTATAGATAAAAATGGTAGTGGGGATGTATATCAAAGTACAACAACCAACACAATACCAAACGCTTCTATAATATTAAAGTCAACAGCGACTATAACAGTATCAATATTATTTTTTTAGAATCAAAAAGGACTAAAAATGACTACAACTACCCCAAATATGAGTTTAATTGAACCAGATGTATTATCAACACCTAGTCCAACATGGGCAAGTTTGTTAAATAATGCATTAACTACAATTGATAGTCATGACCATAGTACAGGTAAAGGGGTTAAAATTACTCCATCTGGTATGACAATATCAGCTGACTTACCTTTTGGTTCTAATAATGCCACTACTTTACGCTCTGTGAGATTTAATAACCAAACTTCTTTTACCTCAACATCAAATGATCTTGCATGTATTTATGTATTAAATAATGAAATTTATTATAGAGATGGGGTTGGTAATATAGTGCAGATTACGTCTGGCGGTTCATTAAATACTGCTGGATTTTCTTTAAGTTCTTTATCAATTCGTGATAGTGCATTCACATTACAATATTTTGGTGACTTAACAAAACAAGCTAGATTTGACTTAAGTTTAATTTCTACAGGTACAACAAGAACATATAGTTTACCTAACGTATCTGAACAATTAGTAAGTTTAAGTGCAACTCAAACAATGAGTAATAAGTCATTTGATACTACATCTGTAAACGTACGTTCTGCACAACCAATTCAATTTTATAATGCCGGTAATACATTTTATACAGCTGTAAAAGCTGGTAATAACGCAAGTAACTTAAACTTAACATTACCAATATCTGCACCTACTGCAGGACAAGTATTTGTATCAACAGATACTTCTGGTACATTAGGTTGGGCAAATACGTCTACTACTGTCGGCGCAGTTGCTGCATTAGACGCCAATACTACATTTACAAATGCCGATAACCGTAGCCAAAGTGTTACACCAACAGCTGCAAGAACATATACATTACCAACTACATCTATTTCTGCTGGCGATACTTGGGAATTTTTTAACTTATCCACAACTGCTGCAAATATAATAACAGTAAATGCTTCAGGTGGCAGTACTATAGATTATGTATTACCTACAGGATATTTAAGATTAAGAGCTTTAGTAAATACACCCACTACTGCCGCTAACTGGCAAGTACTTGACGCATATTCAAACTATCTTGCATATACTCCAACACTTAGTGCAGGGTTTGGTACAACTTCTGGTTCATCTTTCTTATATCGCCGTCAAGGTATTAAAATGGAAATAAAAGGTAGATTTGTTACTGGTACAACTGCTGGTTCTTTAGGGACAATTACTTTACCGGGTTCATTTACAATAAATACTACAAAAGTAGTAAGTGCAGCCGATACTACAGCCACCGCCGGATGTGAAATTGTTGGAACACTATATCAAAATACTGCAAATAACTGCTGTAACTTAGTTATAGCACCAGGGACTAGTACAACTTTAATTTATGGTACTACAAACGTTGGTGGTACAGGTTCTTGTCAACCTAGTAATGCTTCCCTATCAACCGGTTCAACCACTATAACATTAGTAAATGCTGTAATACCAATTTCTGGGTGGAATTAAAATGGCTTTAGGTAAAGCAATAGTACCAGTCGGTTATAATGGTCTTCAATTATTAATTGATGACAAAACCGCACCCCTTGGTACGTTTGTAAAAATAGATAATTTAATAATGGCTTCAAATCACGAATTAGTAAAACGTGATGGTATGAAAGCTTTAGGTGCAACTACATTTCCAGCAAATATCCGTACAATGTATTCATTTAATAGTGAATTAGGTGTAATAACAAACCAAGCTTTATGGGCTTATTCTCCTACATTAGATAAATTTATAAATAAGGGTTTAACAAGTTCACCTATAGTAATATCTAAACCTATTTTTGCCAATTCTTATACTCAAACTGTACCAGATGGGAGTACAACAACTACTGGTATACAAGGTTTTGTTTGGGAAGATTCAAGGGCTGGTGTAAGGTGCTCTATAAAAGATATTCAATCTGATACTTTTTTTATTGTAGATTACTCTTTAAGTATAACTGGAGTTAAACCTAGAGTTGTAGCGTGCGATAAATATATAATGTTTTTTTGGGTAGAAACTAATACATTAAAATGTGTTAGATACGATACTATAAATATGGTATTTAGTTCTATAAATAATATATCTACAATAGTTAACGCTCAAACAATTTATGATACAATTTCTACAGATTCAAACGTTTATTTTAAGCCATCCGTTGCAGTTGTAGTAGCTGAATCCACACCACAATTAAAATTATATTATTGGGATGTTAGAGCTAATATTATAGGTTCTGCGGCTAAAGGTGCTGCAGATTCAGTTGTATTGACTTCAACAAATGTAGATACAGGGTTAGTAAGCCTTGCAGTAATTACAAACAATGTTGCAGGTTATTTATCAGTTTTATGGCATAATGGTGCAGATAATATTCCAAGAATACAAACATTTAACTTATCTGGTGTATCATTAAATACATCAAATATTGCTTTAGGTACTGCAACTACGGACGCTGGGTATACTATTACAGGGTCAATAGATTCTTTAAATAATGCCACCGTAATTTATACTACAAAAAACACAATACAGAAAACATATCAAGCTACTGCAACAAATATTTTAAGTGCCGCTACACCAACAATAACAAGTGGTTCAATATATTATTATAATTGCGGCTTAGTTTCAAAAGCATTTAACTATAATGACCAATCTTATTATGCAATATCATATGATAGTACATTACAAGGGACTTATTTTTTAGTTCGTTCAGATGGTGTACCAATAATAAGAATGTTTGCTCAATTATCTGGAAGTAGTCCAACTAAATCAAATTGTTTATCAACATGGACTATAAACCCAAATAAACCAAACACTTATGTTGGTGCTTTTTTAAAGAAAACTAAAATATTAGCGGCAAGTGGTACATATAATACAACAACTTCCGTTTATAGTGAACAAGTTTGGTTTACACCTTACAACATTGATAATAAAACCGTTGCAAGAGTATTAAAAATAGCTGGTGGTTTTCTTAAAAGTTA